GAGCCGGAGCCGGAGCCGGCCGAATCGGACGAGCCCGAGGACGAAGAAGATTCCGACGACGAGCACGACCGCACCGACGTGGTTGACGACTACGATGGCGGGCCACGCGAAGACGAGGAGCCTGAGAGCGGTGCGGCGCCTGCGCGACAAGAGGCCGCCCGTGTGCCGCTCGCGATCGTGCTGACGAACAGCGAGGCCCGGAAGTGGGCCGAGTACAAGAAGAGCATCGGGGCGCGGCGAGATGTTGAGGCGTTCCGGGTGCTGCTTGCCGCGGTAACGCGGACGGATGACGGTGAGGCATGAGCGGCAACGTCTACCCGGATCGCTTGGCTGAACTGGTGGCCAAGATCGACGCCGAGAAGGCCCACGAAGCCATCCTCGCCAAGCCGCCCAAGACGCCGCCCCGCGCCCCCGGCCGTGTCGCCAACGTGTTCCGCCGTCGCGGCCAGTGGTCGCTCGCGTGGTGGGAGATGCCGGAAGAGGACGAAGGCGAATGAGCGAGATCGATGATCTCATCCGTGAGATCACGCCGGATGCTGCCGAGGCTGAGGCAATCATCGCGGACATCAAGATACGCGGCGCCTGCAACGAGTGTGGCATCGCGGCCCGTTGGCGTCATTCAGACTGCTACTGCCGTCGCTGCCATCGCAAGAACGGCTACAGGGATACCATCGAAATCGATTTGGACAGGCTCGATGAACTCGTCGGCCACAAGCTGGCTGACGAGATCGCGGCCGAGTGCAAGCCAGACTGACTCCGCATGCCCGAAGCGAGCACCATCACCGCCCCCGTCGAGTCCAGCGACAAGGGGAGCAAGATCGACCTCTACCTCGGGGACTTCCTGATCTCGCCGGTTCCGCTCGAAATGAGCTTGAATTGGTGTTCTCACGCTTGCCATGTGTGCTTTGCGAACCTCGGTAACCCCGAGAGAAAAGCCAATGCTCCAGCCATCATGGCGCAGCTCGCCCGCGTCGATAAGGGCAAGGGCCTAGACTCGCTCCTGATGCGGTCGGGCTATCCGGTGCTCATCAGCAACCGCGTCGACCCCTTCGCGAACAGCAACTACAAGCAAGCCCTCCCGATCATGGAGACCATGACGGAGCAGGGGATCCCGTTCACGATCCAGACGCGCGGCGGCCGTGGCATCGAAGAGGTGCTCGCGTTCGCGCCGCCGTCGGTGTGGTACGTGACGATCTGCACGCTGGACGACGCGCTCCGGAAAGAATTGGAGCCCGGCGCGCCAACCACCGAATCGCGGTTCGACCTCATCCAGCAACTTCGCGAGGCCGGCCATCGCGTGGTGCTCGGTCTCAACCCCGCGGTGCCCGAGTGGTGCCCGGAGCCGCATCGCCTGTTGGAGCGCGCAAAGGCGGCCGGTGTTGAGGGTGTGTGGACGGACCCGTTGCACCTCTCGAAGCGGCTCGCCGATCGCATCTCGGACAAGGGCAAGGCGGCTGTCACGCTGCCCTTGATCCAGCGGTCGCAACTGCGTCGCCTCGCCCCCGAGGACGAGCGATGCGCGCGTGAGGTCATCGAGGCCGCTGCGGCGCTCGGGATGCCGTCTTACTCGGTCGGGCAGTGGCAACCGTCGAGTTTTTTCGACCCGTTCCTCGACACCTACGGCGCCGAGTGCCTGTTCCCCACGACGCAGGACTTCCTGAATGCGTGCTGGGAGAACCTTGACCATGGCGACGTGCTGACGTTCGACGACTTCGCGGACTTCTTTTGCCCGTGGCTGCCCGAGGGCAAGTGGCCCATCTCGCGGTACATCGCGGCCAAGTTTCACGACCTCCTCAACGAGAATCGCGTCCCGTCGAGCATGACGTACCGCGAACTGCTCGCGATTGTGTGGTCGGAGCCCCGGTTCTCGCAATGCCTCGCGCGCCTGCCTTGCTTTGCCTACGCCGGTCAGCGGACCGCGGATGGCAAGGGCTGGGTCAAGTTCGTGGACGAGCGCGAGCTGCCGTTCCTCGTGTTCTCGCGCGACGAGAAGGGCTTCGACGACTACTTCGCGCCGGCTGAAGTTGTGCCGGATATCCACGGGATTGCGGGTGAGGAACCGGTCAATCTGCTGATCCCCATCGACGCCTGAGCCCTCATGCCCCGCGCGCCGCGCACACCGAAGACGGGCGTTCCTGTCGCGGCCGATACCAAGCGGCTTTCCAGAGTCCAGACGATCCGGCTCCTCATGAGCGAGGGGCTCTGGCGCGGCGAGGCCTCGAAAGAGTCGTTCCGCACCGAGTGGAAAGTCTCGCGTGACACGGTCGAGGACTACGCTCGCGAGGCATCGCGATCGATCCGGCTGGACGTCGCGGACCACCCCGACGAGTTGATCCAGCGCGTCGCCGCGGTGACGCAATCGGTGCTCGCGGACATGGCGCAGTTGATTCAGGACCAGGTCGAATTCGACGAAGAGAAAAAGCGCCCCGTCCGAACCATCGGCCGCAAGGGCAAGATGTCTTTCCAGGCGTACGCGCAGATCCAGCAAACGGTGCTCGGAGCCGCGCGCGACATCGCCTCGCTCGCGGACAAGCACCCTGGCGCGTTCCTGCCCCCCGACACGAGCCCGGACGTCGCCGGCCCGACGCGCCCCCCCGTGACCGTCGTGGTCAAGTACGCCGACGTCCCCGAAGACCCCAAGCCTCCCGAGCCTGCGCCACCCACTGACCCGCAGGCGTCCGCGCCTTCTCCCAAGTGATCCTCTCGACCGACTCCGAAGCGTATGACCCGCTGGCGATGTCGCCATGGGAGGTCAGTGAGGACGGGGAAACCTGGACTCGCGTTGAAGATCCGAAGGGACACCGTTACTCCAGGTTCAACGTTGCGCTCAACGGCCCGCAGACGCGCGCGCATCGCGCGTTCGGTCCCGACCGAAACCTCTGTCTCCCGTGGGGCCGCGGTATCGGCAAGTCGCACTTCATGCGGCTGCTCTGGTATCTGTCGGTCGCGCAGTACGATGGGCAGCGCCGTTTCGGCTTCAAGAACGGGTTGCGCACCGAGACGCGTGGGATCCGAATCGTCCACATTCAGCCAACGTTCAAGAGCATCAAGGACGTTCACGCGGACCTGACGGATCAAGAGGTCTACGGCCCCTGGTCGTTCCTCGGCGGTCGTATCAACCACAGCGAGTGGACGATCACCTTCCCCGGCGGGTCCTGGATCCGCTGGTTCGGGATGAAAGAGGCCAACGCCGCGCGCGGTATTCGCTGCGACATGGTGACCGCCGACGAAGGCGACGATATCGACCTCGGCTCGATCCAGGCAGTCGTCAAGCCCTGGTTCTCGGCTCCCTGGTCACTGCGCCAGTTCGTGGTCGGCGGCACCCCGCGCCGTGGGCGCCATGGGCTGCTCTACTCGATGCACTCCGCCGCAACGGTCAAGCACCTCGCGCGGCACTACAGCTTTCACGCCACCTACAAGGACGCACCGGAGACGGTCGATCCCGCCTACGTCGAAGAAGTCAAAGCCACCACGCTCCCCGAGGTCTTCCGCCGCGAATGGGAGTGCGATTTCGACTCCGCCGAAGGACTGGTTTACGGCATCTTCGATGCGCAATTCCACGTCCGCGAGCCCGACCCGCGAACGCGCTGGACAGAGTTCTTGGTGGGCATCGACCACGGCTACGAGGACCCGGGCGTCTTCTTGCTCGCCGGAGTCCAGGGCAGCGGTCGAGACGCCACGATCCACCTGATCGACGAGGTCTATCAGACCAAGCAAACCGAATCGTGGTGGATCGACGCCGCGAAGAAGTTGGCCAAGCAGTACAACCTCAAGACCGGCTCCAACCCCCATGGTGCGCAGGTGAGGTGGTTCGCGGACCCCTCGCGCCCGGACCGGATTGACGCGTTCGGCAAGGCCGGATTCCGCGTCGAACAGGCCAAGAACGCGATCGACGAAGGCGTGGACGCCGTGGCCGATCGCCTCGTGCTCCGGCTCGACCCGAACGACAAGGACGGCAAGCGGCGATTCGCGCGACTCTATGTCTCGCCGAAGTGCAAAGAGACTATCGGCGAGTTCGGCAAGTACCGGCGGCGTCGCGATCCAAAGAACCCGGAGCGCGTCCTGGACGCCATCGAGGACAAGGACAACCATTGTTTCGTCGCCGGCACGCTGGTCACGACGGATAAGGGCGACGTCCCGATCGAACGCATCACCGCGGGCATGCGGGTGTTGACTCGGCAAGGCTTCTACCCGGTCAAGGCAGCGGGGATGACGCGCGAGAACGCGAAAGTCTGGACGCTGATTACAAGCGACGGACGGAAGCTCACCGGAACGCCGGACCACCTCGTTTGGGTCGAAGAAAAGGGCTGGACGCGTCTTTGCGAATTGACCAGCACCAATACGCTCTGCGGTCCAGGCGATCGAACCAAGGTGATTGTCGCGGCTCGCGCACTTGATTCCGCCCCGGTGTTCGATCTGACAGTGGACGGGCCGCCTGAATTCTTCGCGAACGGCGTGCTCGTCCACAACTGCATGGACAGTTTGCGCTATCTTGCCTACACGCGCTTCGGCGGCCCCGACCGGTCGCGCGCAGAGAGCGGTCCCGGCTGGGACTGAAAGATCACCATGCCCGCAGTCGCTCAATCCATCTCCGTCACGAGCCCGGCCACCTCGACAGCGGCCAACTCCGGCACGGTCGACGTCAAGCACTTCGACTCGATCCGCATCGTGGCGATTCTGCAAGGCGCCACTGGCGACACGCTGGACATCTACCTTCAGGCGTCCTGGGACAACGGAACGACGTGGTTCGATTTCGTCCACTTCCCGCAGCTCGCGGCAGCAGCCGCGCAGACCACGAAGACGATCACACTGTCACGCGCGAACGCGAACACCACGCTCACCGCCATCGGCTCGGGCACCTCCCCGGCGCTCGCCGCGGGCACCTATCTCGATGGGGAGTTCGGTTCGCTCATCCGCGCGCGCTTCGTGCCTGGCGCTTCCACGTCCGCGGGCGCCGCACAGACGATCCACATCCTCGGCACCGACGCGCGTCACCGCTGACGAATGGGTATCCAAGAACGCACCGACCCGCTTGCGATCCTGCGAGCGCACACGTCAATTCGGTACACGCGTCTCGACCGGTTGGAGCGGTTCGTCAAGGGTACGCAGTATGAGGGGATGCCTTCGTGGTGGGCTGACGACGTTCCGCTGTTCAAGCGAGGGCCGTGCATCGTCTACCCGGTGGTGGCCACCGCCATCTCCTCGCACGTCTCAATGGTGCTCGGCAAGATGCCCGTCATCACGAGCGCGCCGGATGAGGATGACGAAGACGACGACTTCGGGCTCGACGAAGACGATTCCAAGGTGGTCGACCGCGGCGTGGTGAAGATCGCGAAGCAAGCCAATCTGCACACCGTCTTCAAGCAGCTTCTCCGCACGGCGATGGGCCAGAAAAGCGCCGTTGCGGTGCTCGGCTTGGCCAACGGTAAACTGACGGTCACGACACCGCTCGCGAAATGGTGCAAGCCGACGTTTGCGGACGATGACCCTCGCGCCGTCAAGTCGCTCGAAATCCGGTATCCGTACCTCGAAGACTACGAGGATCCGGCGACGCGCAAGAAGAGCAAGCGGTGCATGCTCTACCGACGCACGATCGACGACCAGCGCGACATTACCTACGAGCCTGTCGAGGCTCCGAAGGATGCGCGCGTCGAGCCGGCATGGAAAGCGCAGTCCGCCAAGACGATCGAGCATGGCTTCGGGTTCTGCCCGGTGATCTGGTACCCATTTCTCAAGCAAGAGACGGGCGTGCAAGACGTGGACGGGCAGGCGATCCACGACCTCTTGCTGGACGAGATTTCGGGCCTGGACTTCTGTCTGTCGCAGAAGCACCGCGCGGTGCTCTACAACGGCGATCCGGTGCTCATCGAGATCGGTGTCGAGAAGGGCTACAACCCCACCGAGACCGTGGACTTCCCAGCGCTGATGAAGCCCGCGGAGGGCTACCCGACCGATCCGGACCAGAACAAGGACTGGCGCGTTCCGAACGCGGGCGGTCGGCGCATGGGCCGCAAACGTGGTCCAGGCACCACCTGGCAGTACCCCGCGAACGACGGCAAGACCGACGTCAAGTATCTGGCCCTTCCGCCGGGCGCCATGGAGGCGCTCGAAAAGCACGCGGCAGATCTCGAACTGAAGATCGTCGAAGCGCTGCATTGGATGCCGATCGACCCGAAGCAGATGGCCAGCGGCGCCACGCTGTCGGGTCGCGCACTCGAATGGCTCCACAAGAAGCAGATCAACTTCTGCGATGACGTGCGGCCGGACTTCGCGAACAACTGCGCGCTGCCGGTCATCGAGATGCTTCTTCGCATCGTGCTCCGGCTCTCCGAGACCCCCGATCAAGGACTCTACCTCGCAGGCGTCGACAAGGTGGTGGCGATCCTGAAGCGGTTCATGCGCGACCAGCGCACCCGCGATGGACAGACCCGCAAGGTGTGGGTTGCGCCGCATCTCCGCGTGCAATGGGCCGACTACTTCACGCCAAGCGAAGCGGACCG